TGGAGGACACCATTGGTCCCGTCAACTTTGAGTGTCATGGTTTAGCCTTTCGGATATTTGTCTTTTACCGCTTGGATAGTCGCACGCCAAGCGTCATAGCCGCCGTGGTACAGCGTGTCCAGTTGGGCTTGAATTGAAGGGTACTCGGCTGCGCGTTGACGCTGGTACTCTTGAGCGGCGTATTCAGCCTGAAGACGTGCAATTTCTGCTTGGACTTCAGCAAACGAAGGGCAAGCATCTTGATTGTCTGGATGCCACTCAATGGTAGAAAAGTCATCCCCATTCATCATCCATTTACCGTTTGGGCGAAGTCTGTTAAGTGCTTTGGCAATCATCCCGCAATCTCCATCAATGTAATTGTTGAAACGCCACGAGTTGTCTGCGCGTTGTCAGCATCATTCGCTTCACGGTTGATGTAAATAGTTTCCGAATCCCGAGCGTTGTTGCCTTGTAATTGATACGTTACAGATGACGTTGTTGCAGGGGAATCTACATACATGATGATTGTTTGGTCTGCATTTGCACCAGCGCCATAAACGTCGTCAGAACCCCAAAAGGCGGAAACTCTTGCAGAGCCAGCGGTATCACCAATGGGTGTTCTAGTCCCGTTTCTTGCAACAGCAAAATTAACGGCGTTATAACCGCTGGTTGCGCTGTACATCGTGACACACAAAACAAGAATTCTGCTGGATGAGCTTGAAGGTGTAATGCTTGCAGAAACGCCTGATATATTGAACCAAGTGTTTGTCCCCGCAAAAGACGTGGTGTCTGTTTTGGTAGCGGTTACAACCTGCAACACAGTTCCAGAAGGAAGTGTGTTGTTTGTCAAAATCGTGCCCGTAGCCGCAGGCAGTGTCAGTGTGTAGTTGCTGTTTGTGTTGGGCGACGTAACGGTCAGGATGCCTGTCCCGCTTGCGTTGCCTGAAACTCGTACTTGAGACATGCTTTCTCCTTAAATCACGGTCCAGTTAGAACCGGAAGACACAGTAACGGACACGCCGTCGTTGATCGTCACCGGACCGAACGTACCAGAGTTTGTTGCAGACGGAACAGTGTAGTCTGTCGTCACCGTCTGGCCGTTGTTGAAAAAGATTTGATCGGTGCCGCCGCCAGTCGCGCCGCCAGAGCCGCCAGCAACTTTGACAAAGTCTCCTACGTCGCTATCCCAAGCGACCAATGCGGCTTGGCCAGAACCAACGAACACGCCTGTTGTGGGAGATGTTGGACCGCCTTGAATGTACACGAGGCTGTCGGTGTTGTTGATGAGGACGTACGTCTTGGAGAGTTTGGGCGCGTAAATGTAACGTGTTGTGCCCGGTGTCCCGGTTGCGATCAAGATCGCGTTACGCGCTTGGTTCTGTGCACCGCCTGCGGTGGTGGTCAACGTCCAGTTGCCCGAGGTCACATCTGCCGTGGCGTACTGGGCAATCGAATCTTCGACGAGCTGTGTCAACTGACCGTTGACAACGGTGCCCCATTGGTTTGTCAGATCGCCTGTTGTTGGCTGGACAAAACCAAGTAGCGTGGTGTAAGAAGAGGCCATGTTTGCTCCTATGCAGGGATTCTATAAGTACGTTACACAATAGTCCAGTTAGAACCCGAGGGCACCGTGACCGAAGCCCCTGACGCAATCGTTACCGGTCCACCACTGATGGCGTTGTTGCCTGTGTTGATCGTTGAGCTGGTGTTCACCGTCGCAGCGTTCTCAATGTACCCCTCACCACCAACGATGGCACGCTTTGCGGGGTAATCGCAGAACACGTCCTTGGTGCCCGCCGAAAAGTTGACCAGCGAACCAGAGTTGCTGGAAGCCAACACCGTGTCACGACTCAGGGTTGTCCCGGATGATGTGTACGTACCGATCCCGACTTCCCACTCTGACGATCCTTGCCCTGCAATCGTGTAGTACGTGGTGTTTCCGTTGCCAATCGCAGAAAAGGACTGGTAACCCGTGGTGGCTCCTGCAAGCGTGATGGTTCCCGTACCCGTCGTTGTGGTCGTTTCTTTGACTCGATCTGCAAGTACAAAAGCCATATCTATTCCTTAAACAGCAGTGTCAACAAGTTCCCAGTTGGTGCTTGTTTGACTGTCGTCGATCACTGCCCAACCTGTTGTCTGCGCATTGCCAATATTTTGCCAGTTGGCTGTTTGACTGTCATCAATCAGTTTCCAGTACACCGACAAAACATCCCCGGCTGCACCCACAGCTGCCACGCCAGACAAAGCGATCGTTAGCGATGTGCCAACGGAGCCTACAGCGCCGTACGCATCAACGCCTACAAGCTGAGGACCAACAAAACCGACTTCACCTGTGGCACTAGCCCCCGTCAACGCAACCGTGACTGTGACCCCCACATTTCCAACATACCCACTAGCCTCATCGCCAGTCTCTCCCTCAGAAGAAACCGGAGTCAGTGTGCCAAGAGCACCGGAAGCCAGAACGCCAGAAATACTGCTGGCAACCGAGGCACTGACCGTTCCTGCTAAACCTTCACCCAGTACACCCGTCAAAGCACAAGTGAGAACCGGAGTGAGGTTGCCGACATTGCCAGACGCTAAAGCACCTGTAAGCGCAACGGACGAAGCCGCAGTAAGCGTGCCCGTCAAACCAGAAGCTGCATCTCCTGTGAGATCAAACGACTTCGTAAACGAGACAGTTCCAACGTTTCCAGAAGCCGATACGCCCGTGAGGGCGACCGTAACCTGCATTCCCGCAAGGGAACTGAACGGTGCTTCAGAAAACGCGGAAAAGCCAAACATAGACTACGCGGTGCTACCGCGCTCCGCTTAGGTTGTGGACAGACGCAACAGGGCGGCTGAGGTGTTGTTGGTCGGCATGGTCAGCGTGAACGTGCCAGACGTGATAGTTTGTGAACCAAACGTGTGAACAGACACAGCCTTGTTGCTCTGGCTGGAGTTGTAGATCAACACAGCGTCAAAGGCAGTCGTCACAGTCAACGCAGACCAAGAAAAGCTGGCCGAAGGAGTCCAGTACGCCACACCCGCCGTAGCCGAAGTATTGGTCGAAGCCGGAGGAGTTGCGTTCGTCACAGTCGTGCCCCCAGCGGTGTAGCCAGAGCCGGAAGTGTTTGTGACCTCGCCTGTGGACGAGTACGCTGTTGTCGAAGCGTTAACTGTTGCCGAAGCAAAGTACAGCGCGGCTTTAAACGTGTCCGCCGTAGATGCGGCCCGAACAGGTGCGGTGCCGAAGTTGTGCGTAGCAGTCATCAGTTCCCCAAGGAACGATGTGCACATGCTTTGGGTGTTTGCCATGATTTATCCCTTCAACCAAAAGAAGCTGCTTCAGCGCCCGCAAAGTTGGGCATCTTTTTCAAAGTCACATGCGCCGAGCGATGGACCAGCTCGCCGTCCAACCAATACTCAACCCAAGTGGTGTACTCATTTTCGTTGTCGATAGCCCCTTCGCGCTTCTCAAGCAACGATTCGTCCATCTCACCTTTTGTGGTCAAAACAAGTGCCATGTGTACCTCTTACGAAATTCGCACGATTGCACTGTTGGCATCGGCGGTTGGAAATTGAACTGTGAACGTGCCGTCCGTGACTGTTTTGTCGCCGCCAAAATCAAGCACCGCAACTGACTTGTTGCCTTGTGTTGAATTGTAAATAAGCGCACCGCGTGCCGTGAAACTTGCGTTGGTCCACGAGATATTTGCAAACGAAACATACGCTGTTGGAACGTTGTATATGTCGTTGGCGTAAGTCGGTGTTGTGGACACTGTCAACGCTTGGCCACCTGCTGTGTAGCCGGTTCCGCTTGCTTCGCCGATCGCTGTGTACGCCGTAGTGTTTGGGCCGATGTCTGCCGCACCGGTGTACAACGCAATGTAGAACGTGTCCGAGTTGAAGTTGTGGACTGCTTGAAGCAGCTCCACTCGAAAACTCGTCGTGGTGGTTTGCGCGATCGCCATTATTTGACCCCGCTATTTTGCGGAAGTGGGGGAGCACGGAACTGCCCGCTGCGGTATGCGTCGCTGCGCTCCAGACCATCGCCCAGACGTTTGGCCAACGAGAGTGCTTCCATGTACTTGTCGTTGTACAGCTTCATCATGTCAGCTTCACCCTTCATGTAGGTGTATGCCTCAACCAACGTGCCGTACAACAACACTGCATCCAAGTTGTCGCCAAGCCAAGACGTGCCGTCCACGTTCAACACCGTGGTAACTGGTACAGAGAAGCCAGAGCCAACACCGCCAATGTCAGCGGCTGCGGCAGACAGGGTGTCGCCCACCGCGTAGTGACAACCACTGGTGTTGATAGACACCGAGAACACTGAACCGCCCGCCACAACAATCGTGGCTGTTGCCCCGTTACCGCTACCGCCAGTGAGCGCGACGTTGTAGTACGTGCCATTGGTGTAGCCCGTACCACCCGTGATCGTGCCCAGCCCACTGAGTTGGCCTTGAATGATCGAGGTGGGGTAGTAGTAATAGTGCAACTCAACGGTGTACGTCGCATCTGGCGTGGGGCCAAGGATGAATGACAACTCGTTGGTTGGTGTGGGCGGTGTGCCCGAGGTTGTGGTCGGACCAAAGAGGGCGTAGTAGCGCGGCAGGCCTGTGTCTGTGGGTGTAGGGTACGCCTGACGGATGAAGTTCACATCCTTGTTGAGCAAGTACTCATAGCTTCCCGCATCCACAACGGCCAATGAATACACCGAGAGGAAGTCCTCCGGTGCCGAGACATACTTGTTGTCCGCCGTAGTTGAACCCGTCACGTTTTTGCGCAACGAGGGAAACTGCACCGTGTTGTAGATACGTTGCTCCGCCTGCTGGATGAACGTGTTCATCACACTCGACGGAACCGTGTTCTCGGTGTAGTTTGTTACAGCGGTAACAAGCTGTTCGTAATTCATGCCATCGGGCCTCGTGCCATCACACCTTTGGTCGCAGCACCGGTGCCACGAATCTTGATGCCGTCAGTCTTGGTGCCTTTGTAGCCTTGGCTACGGGTGTTGGCCACAGACACGGGCGTCTCTTTCAGATACTTCTTGGTATCTTCAACGCCCGCCTCAACACTTTTGACACTGACTGTTTTGCCAGACATGGTGTGAGGCTTCGCGTATGCAGAAGCGGGTTTGTTGTTGATCTTGGCCATGATTAGCCTCCACGACCAGACGAACGCTGGTTCATGATCTTGGCCATGTTGCGGCCATACTTGAGCATGTCGCTGTTGGTCTTGCCACCAGCACGCAACTTTGTCAGATTGGTTTTCTTGCCGCCGTGCATTTGCTTATCGTGCATGCCAATGGCCTTCTTGACCATCTTCTTGTCTTGCGCGAGGTCCGATTTCATCTCACCCTTTTCAGAGTGCATTTCTTTCTTGGCCATGTCAGGCTCCTTATGAAATTGCTACTGTAACTGTACCAACAAGTGCGGCCATTGCCAAATAATTTGGCGTGACTCCATTGTCGATGCTCCTTGCACCACCCACAGGGTTCCACCCCCACTGAATGTCTCGACTGCCTTCACCTTGAAAGCCTTGTTCAAGGACGCTTGTGCTGTTGCCCTGCTGAATCTGCAAGCCTGTCGTGCCAGACGACCAATAGCTGCGATCAGGACGAGGGTCCATCACACCTTGTGGGTCATCAACCGGGTACATACCCAGTTGGAGTTGTGGATGGTCAGGGTCCCAACACTCGTTGCAAACCTTGAGCTGGTACGGCTTGGTCTTGACGATCTCAATCCTGAGTTCGTGCAGCTTGTACCGACCGTCGCAGCGATCGCACTGCGCGATTGAATACTTGCCTGACGCAAACCGGTTGCCCATTAGACACCGCCCCCAATGAACATCTGACGCGGCACAAGGCGCAACGCTGCACGTTCTTGATCCTCGTCGGCTGCGCTCACCCAAGCCTCGTCATACTGCTGCTTCAAGACCGCCAAGCGGTCCAGCCCACCGGGGACTTTCAACGCGAGGTAATAAGCCAGACCAGCAACAAGGCAAGGCACGAAACGGAAAGGTACGTCAGCAACATTTACACCGCCACCAATGTCCTGCACACGGCGCATGCGCCAGTACACGAACTGATATGTCTGAGACCCGTCAGGTGTCGGCCAAACCGTGACACGGGGCGTATTGTTGATGCGAATCTTGTCTCCCGCAGCCGGGGCTTGCTGTGTCGTGCCGTTTTGAGCACGGAACACGTTGCTGAGGGTGTTGCCCTCGATGTAGTTGTAGAAAACCGTCTCTGTGCCACCAGAGGTCACGATGTCCACGTAACCAATGGCAGGCAACCCCACCACGGTAGACAAAGTGATTGTCTGCGCTGCCGTGTCCTCGGACACAAACGTGGCCGCAGTGGGCGAAATCTGGCCATCCAAGCGTTGATACCAGACCTGAATGGGGCGAGCCTGCTGCAACTTGTTGGGCAGCGTGGCGTACGTAGAAACCGAAATGCGGGTGATTGTCAAATCGGCTTGGTTGGACTGCTGGTTGGCCTGTGTACGGATCACATGATCGAGCAAATCAACCGTATCCGCTGGAATCACGTAGGTGTTCAAGCCTTGCTCAAGGGTGATCGTGCCCTGCTCGAACGTCCACATGTTCACACCACGGTTGGCCCAGTCAGCAAACAGTAAGTTTAGCGATCGACGTGCTGTGCGCAGGTCGTAGCCGGTACGCAACTCACTACCGACGCGCTCAAACGCCTCTTCGACAATCTCGGAGAGATCGAGGTTAAAGCCGGACGTGCCGGAGGTGAGTTGTGTTGCCATTTACTTCTTCAATCCCTTGAGGGTTTCGGCCAGACGTGCACGTTGGCCCAGCTTACCGGGCTTTTTTGCAGCGGCTGCAAGCTTCTTTGCGGGGATCGGCTGGCCCTTCTTGGCACCAAGCTGTTCGCGCAGTGCTCCGGGCTTTTTGATCGCCTTTTGAATCCATTTCTCAGCCATCACCGATACCTCGCTGTTTTTGCCGCCACCTTGGGCGGTTGTTTGACAAACTGCTTGCCAGCTTTTTTGCCAGCACGCTTGGCCTTGGTTGTGGCCGCATACTCAGAAGGACTCAGGGCTTTGATCGCTGCCTCGGGCAGATACCGCTCCCCCGTCTTGCTTGACGGTTTACCAGACTTGGTGCGCCACTTCTGTGCCGTCCAGTCTTTGAGCGACTGCTGAGGATTTTTCACGACTTGTACCCGCCGCCTTTTTCCTTGTACTTCTTGGCCAACAACTGCGCCTTACGCGCCGACCACTGGCCAGCTTTGGTGCCTTGCACAGCCTGCGATTTGATGGACTCAAACAGCGATTTGCGCATGCCGGGCTTGGTGTAAACACCAGCCTCGTTGACTTTGGACTTGACCTTTCCGCCCTTGGCGTACTCAGTAAAGTCTGTGTCGTCGCGGCGTGCTTTTTTCACGCCCTTGGGCATTTTGCTGGGGGCGATGGCCCCCATACCACGACTGGCCATCATGAATTACTTCTTCTTGGCCATGCCGCCACCGCACATGCCGAGCGGCTTGCCGCCCTTCATGACGATTTGTGTGCCCTTGGTTTTACCCTTGGATGCAACACCGTCACGGCTGGGAGCAGCAGTGCGAACAGAACCCATTTTGGCCTTGGTGATACCGTTGCCAGAACCTTGTTTAGCCATGATTTGGCCTCCTTCTTTGAACTTACGGCCCTTGTCGGCCTTGGTGAATTCCTTGCCCACCGACTGCGGTATGCCAAGGCGCTTTGCTGCGGCGGGGTCATGCGCGACCATCGCCATCAGATTGTGTTGCTTCTGCGATTTAGAGGGCACTGCGTGACTCCTTGATAAACGCATCAAGCTTGTCGTTCAAGCGGATGAACTGACCGTCCAGATGGGTCACGATCTTGTCCACTTCCTGCTGGGTCACATTGTCCCGAGCAATCTCTTCCCGCGTCCTGTTTAACAGGATCGTGACTCGATTCAGCTCCGCTGACTTTTCCCGCAGATTCCAACTCAGCAATCCGACGAATGTAGTCAGCAAGACATTCCACAGCATCATTTCCATGTCAGCAGTTCCATGCCCTCAATGACTTGTTAATCCGGGAGTTTGGGTCTTTCTTCGCTTTCTCGCCGGTCAACTTCTTCTTCATCCCTTCCATCCTCGCACAGAAGGAATCGCGGCGTTTGCCGCCTTCTGGCTGGGGTGGCTTTAAATTCATTCCTTGCTTCTTCGCGGAGGCGCGACCTTTCGCGTTCAAGCCGCCGTTCGGATTCTTGCCTTCTTTGCGCTGCCATGCTGGTGTCTTAGCCATTTGCTACTTTCAGAACGGGCTTGCAGTGGTCTTTAAGCAGGGGTTTGAGAACATCCTCCTCAAAGCTGCGCTCGAACTTGGCAGAGCCAATGTGCGGCAAACTCAGAGAGGGGTCGAGATACACCGTGAAGCCTTCAGCGGCTGCACGATCACAGAACAGGTAGTCTTCGCCCATGTAGTGCCCATCAACCACGGCCAAGTCAAACACCGCATGTTCGGTGCGATTGTTCACGTTGTTGTGGTATGCCCACTCTGGGTGACGTGCAATCATGGTCTCAAGCACATGACGCTGAATCATCATGAAACCGGTGCCGATACGCTTGATGCGCAACAGGCCGTTCTCATCGAAGTTCAAGCCGCCTTGCTCGTCCAGATAATAGTCAAGGAAGAATTTGCGGTCTACGCCGCGACGGGGGTAAATACCCGCCGTGATGTCCTTGCCAATACTTAACGCAAACAAGCGCAAGATGTCACCGGCCTTGACGACCACATCCGCGTCGATGAACAGCATTGCATCGGCATCAGAACTCAAGAAGTCATACACCAGCCCGTTGCGGGCCGATGTAATCAAAGAGCAGTTTGAAAAGTGCGTCAGACGCAGCTTCACCCCCAGCTTGCCCGCCTCGACAGCAAGGTTTGCCAAAGCAAACGCCGTGTCAATGTTGAGCTTGCCGTCATAGGCCGGAATCGCAATCATCAGAGTGCGACCGGCTAGGGTTATGCGCTTTTCATCAGCCATAGAACACCGTCACTGAAGCCACGTTGGTTACATCCACATACACGTCGGTGTAGAAGCGGATGCCCTCGGCAGGAAGCAGCGCGTTGAACATTTCAGCCGCAGCAGGGGTGTTAAGCGTCAGACGTGTCGTACCACTGGCACCGCCGTCTTTTAAAACGACGGAACCAGCAGAAGACGTGGTCGTGAGCAAAATGCCCTTGATACGTGTTGGCTGATCGACCATCGTGCCATCCGCCGTAGCGGTGGCACTTTTAATGTCGGTTTGCATCATGGAGCTTTACTCCCGGTTGGATTAGGAGTCAGCGAAAGGTGTAGCGACAGTACCAGTACCGTTTACAACGCCAGTCACCATGTACTTATTGGCAGCGACAGCAACGATTTGAATCCATGTACCTGCCACGCCACCGGTGGTGCCGCCGTTCAAGTTGATGAAGTCGTTGGTCGAAGCGGCTGTAAAGCCAACCACAGCGCCAGAAGTGTCGGTGTCAACCGAGATCACGGAACCGACATACTTGTCAGTGCCGTTTGTACCGATCTTCAACGAGCTGGTAGCGATGGTGGTAGGAACCCAAATTGTGTACACAACACCTTGGTTGTTGGTGGTGCTGGGGTCTTGGCCGGGGCCAGAGGTCACAGGGTTTGTAGACACGTCGATTGCAGGCAGTGTCAAAGTCACGTCTGCGGCCAAAGTGCCGCCAACGGAAATGATACGACCGCCGTGGTCAACGGGGTTCAGCGTGGTGCTGGAAGTGATTGCGACAACAGAGGCTGGGCCTTGTTGATAAACGCCGCCCAAAGAGCGAACTGGGCCTTGGAAGGTAGTGCGTGCCATGTTTTCCTCACATGCGAGTTAAGTGTATCTGTCTGCATGTCGTCAGCCGGGACTGTCAGATACACCGGGAAGCCCGGATTAGCTGCGAATATACCGCAGAAAAAAGGGGAGCACAAGGCTCCCCTTTGTCGTTTAGGCTCCAGCGGAACCCCAGACACCCAGTGGGTCAGACCAGCCGAACGAATAACGCTCGCGGGCCTTGTAACGCACGTTGCCTGTATCGAAGTCGCCGTCCATCGAGTTAGCCAAAGGCATACGCTCGAAGTGCTTCAAACCGTTGGGAACGTCGGTCAACAAGAACCAAGCGTTTGTGTCGGTCAAGAAGTGGTTGACGGTGTAGCCTTCAGGGATTGCGCCCATCTGCTTGATAGCGTTGATGTCGTTATCAGCAGTCGAGACACGCAGCTCAGTGTCAAGCAAACGCTTGGCAACGAACATCAGGCTCGGGGGAACAACCAGCTTGCGAGGCTTGGCAGCGATCAACAGACCACGTTCGTCGGTCCAACCAGCGATCTGAATCACTGCGTTTTCCAACGAGGTTTCGTTCAGGTCAACTGCGGTGGTGGGGCTGTTGTAGTTAACGCCGCCAGACACCAAGGGGTGACCAACACGAGTACCAGAGCTGTTGACACCGAACAGCGACACGCCGTCACCACCAAGGTAGCTTTGGCTGAAACCGTTGTTGATAACGGAAGCAGCTTTCACTTGCTTGGTGTAGGCCATAGCGCGGGCCAAAGACTTGGTGTAGCGAGCAGACAGGCTGTCGTACAAGTTGTCTTCGATTGCTTCCTCGGTGATCGAGAAGCCCAAAGCGATGGTCTCGTGGGTGTAGCGGGCGGTGAACGCTTCTTGCGCGTTGTCGTACTGGATCGCAGAACCTTCGTTCTTGACCGGTGCGGCGCTGAAGCCAGCCAGCTTGGTTTCTTCTTCAAAGCTACGCTCAGATTTCTCTGTTTCGTAGAGTTCCTTGTGCTCTTCGCCGTAGCGAGCATACTCCATGCCGAACAAAGCGTTCAAGCCGGGGAGCAGTTCTTTGAGCAGTTGGGCGCGTGAAATAGCCATGTCTTACTCCTTAAACACCAGTAGTGTCGTTGTACTGATGGGTGTTGATCTTGACCAACAACTCGGTGTAAGTGTCGGCAGCGGTAGCGGTCTCAGGAACCACGTCAATCACACGCAAGGGGATTGTCGCAGTAGTGCCAGCACCAGTCAGGGTCACAGCAAAAGCCGAGTCACCAGTTGTAGTGCTACCGGCATTGAGAACCAACGGAACGTTAGAGCCAACAACGGTACGACCGGCAGTGCCCATAGTAGTGCCGCTAGTCACGACAGCCACTTTGAACAAAGCCATTGGATCGTCGATCACATAGGCGTAAGCCAAGTTGGTCGAAGTCGAAGCCAACGCGGGGATGTACTGACCCTGAACGGTTTGGCCGTTCGAGTTCACATACTGACCACCGACGCAAACGCCGACGATGTCACCACTGTTTGTAGTGGTGGATTTGACCAGATAACCAGTGCTGTCGATCACAACTGTGTCGCCATCAAAGATGGCAGTTGCGAAACCAGCAGCAACGGGAATCTGGCGGAAAGCACCAGCGTAAGGCATGCCGTCAATGCGATTGACAGGCTTTAGGCCGTACGGGGCTGAAACGGTAGGATATGCCATTTAAAGCTCCAAAAGTTACTTTGAACCAGAACCAAAACCACCGCCGCGAGTCGTTGACGACTTGTTGTCCTTAAACAAGGGCATACGAGGGTCGCTGTTACGCATGAAGTGGTTGTCTACGGAATCCATCTGGGCTTGTGCTTGTTTGGCGTAGTACTCGTCACGCGCTTCGGCAAGTTCTTTAGGCATTTTGCAAAGCATCAGCCCACCGATCTCGACGTTGCCTGTGGCGGCATTACCCAACAGCATAAGCTCTGGATGGTCGGTTGCTTTCACCGGCTCCCAACCTTCGCGCATCTTTTTAGAGACGTTTGTAGGTTCGGCCTGTCCCATGATATGTGTGGCTACCCAGCGGTAGACATATCCCGGTTCAGGTGTCGGATCAGGCAACGCACTCGGCGGTACATAGACAGCACGAGCAGACTTTTCGCGTGAACTCAATTCACGAGGGGTACGGTTTTCAGCCATTTCAATTCTCCAATTTAGCTACTTGTGCAGCATACTGCTGCGGGGTCAGGTTGAATTTCTTTGCCAGCGCAAGCTGGGTTTGAGTCAACTGGACTTTTCGTGGTCCAGACGAACGTGTCGCTGGAGCCGCTACCGCCGCAGGCTTTCTTGGAGCCTCGCCGTTCCTTGGCTTGTCTTGGGTCTCACCGAAAACTTCGGGAAACTTAGACTTCACGCGAGCGTCAATCTGCTCGAAGTATTCGTCAGTGCGGGGGTCCACACCCGACGTCACTAGTTTCTGATGCAGCCCTAGTGCAAAGCTGGTAACTTCTTCAAACCCATCGGCTCCGAACCACTGGTTTTTGGCTTGCCAGCGCAAGGTTTTTTCGTCCGGGCGAACCGGGGCGGGTTCGACTTGACGCGTTTGTACCTCAAATTTTTCCTCCTGTAAAGGGGGAGGCGTAAATTTTTTCGCTTGGTCAGCTTCCAGCTTTGCCTCGAACAACGCTTCTTGCGCTGCGAGGATTGCATCGGCATCGTAGGACTCTTGCGCCGCTTTGTAATCACGGCGAGCTTTCTCCAGCTTGGCCTCCGCTGCTGTCTGCGCCATAGACGCGAACTGCTGCGAGCCATTGTGGACGGTTGTCTTCAGCTTCTTGTTCTCTTCCAAAAGCTGCTGTGCAAGACGCTCAAGCTCCTGCTTCTCACGAGCCACCGCTTCCTTGGCACGACGTTCATCGTGGCGGGCATGCGTCAACTCTTTGATGCGGGCCTGAACTTTGTCGGAGTAGGTCTCAATCTCGTCATCGGTGGGGTCTTCAACCTCACGCTCCAACGGCTTGCGGCCTCGGTCCTTTTCAGGGGTGTCGTCAACGATCTCGATCTCTACCTCATCGGCATCGGTCTTGATCTCGACTTTTTTCTCGTCTTCCAGTTCGTCTGGAAACTTGAACTCGTCTTTAGGGTCCATCGTTACTCCTTAAGCGCGTGTCAATCCACGCGGGTCTTGCACAACACATTCCACTTGGTCATCGTTGATGATGCGGAACTCCTTGCCAAATATCTTGAAGCGCGTTCCTGTGTAGGTGCGCACAAGCACAAAGTCACCTTCCTTGCACCAAGGTCCAGTAGGAAAGCGTTCAGCGTCTTTGTAGGCGGACGGCCCAGCACGCAGCACGAACAACACGGTTGTGGCGTGTTCTTCTTGGCGCATGGAAGCCATATCTCGTACGAGGTCGAGGTCCGTACCGTCAATCTTGTCAGAGACTTCAGGCACGATGCAGAGCAACTTGTGACCAACCGGGGTCGGTAGCGCAGTCGCTTTGGTGTCGTTATCCGCGTCGGCTTGAGGAGCCTCTACGGGTTGGATTTGCTTGGGCAATGCAATGCCCGGGGGCAGGATGATTTCACTCATCGTTGGCTTTCTCCACTTTTTCTGCAAGGTCGATGATGTAACGCTCTGCAATGGCTAGACCTTGGATGACACCACAGAGTTTTTGATACTGGTCGAAGTTTTGGCAGCTACCACCGGCGAGATCATCGGCGTAGTTGTTCATGTCTTTGCGTATGTGTTCGCGCAATACGCGTGCGAAGTCTTGGATCATTGGTTAGGTTTGCCCTTTCTGAGTTGGTTCATCTGGTCCGCCTTGTGTTTGGCGATCTCAATGCCAAGGCGCATGCCTTCGCGTTGATCCTCTGCGTTTTGCTTCGCTTGACTGTCTTTGATCTGTGCGCCCATCTTCATGGTGGCGATCTGCTGGTCGCCATGCACCTTGACCGCGTCGAGCTGCAACTTGCCTTCCTTGATGGCCACTTCTTTTGCTTTGAGCTGGAGTTCCTGCTGTTGCAACTGAATGACCGGGTCTTGGGATTGCTGTTGGGCCTGCATCTGTGCGGCTTGGGCTTGGTTCTGCATCAGCACCTGCTGTGCAGCTTGGGCCATCATGCCGGAGAGCGCAGTCTCGATCTCGGGCGGCAACTTCTCGTCTTCGGGAGGCAGGGGCATGCCCAACTGCTGCTCGATCTTCTGACGGTATGCGTAGCCGACGTGCTCAGAGATGTGTGCTGTGAGCGCCGCCTGAATCTGTGGTGCGCGGGGGTTCTGGCCAATGACTTGGGCAATCATCGGGTCTTGGAGCATCGACATGTGGACGGCGATGTGTGCGTCGTGATCTTGGTAGAAGAACGCTTTGAGTGGCTCTCCTTTGAGCACACACATGTTCTCGGCCACTGGATCGCGTGGTTTCTGGTCTTCCGGCAAGGGCACAAGCTTGTCCGCGTTCTTGATGCCCAAGACCTCCAACATGCCACGGTGCAGCTTGGGCAAGTCGTAGATGTCCGGAGCCATCTGTGCCATCTGGATCACAGCCTGATACTGCACCACGCGCTGAGACATGGTGGCCGCATTGGGGTCCGACACGGGGATGATGTCCAAGTGTGCGTAGTCAGACTTCTTGGCCTTGCGCGGTGCGTCGCTGTCTGGATCGTAGTCGTAGTCAGCGTCGGTGTAGTCCTTGATGATGTCGGTCAGCAAGTTCAGTTCTTGCTTCAAGGTGTAGTGCATGCGAGCCTGCACAGCCGACATGACTTTTAGCTGGCGCTCGAGCAACGCAAGCGTTGTGCCCACCGGTGCCTGCGCGGACATGTCCGAGACCTTCATGTCAGCAGTCGCGGCGAAGCGACGGCCTTCCTCCACGATGGTGCCCAGCAAGTTGTACAGAACCGTCGAAGGCTCTTTGTACGGCAGCGGCAAGATGGCGTCTTTGATCGCGCCAGAGCCAACGTCTACATCACGCCATTCCCCGGGGGCGATCGGTGTGTCATCACCCTTAATGCGAAGTCCACGAGATTTGAGGCCTCCCGGGAGGTTCGACAACGTTCCTGCATCGACAAGTTGACGCATGAGGGAAGTTGCTGACTTGGCGAAGCCTCCGATGAGGTGGAAGAGGCCAAAGCCGTAGGCTCCAAAGCCGGGGATGTATTGGTAGTGGACGAAGTGTTGTCGCTTGAGTCGGAGTTCATCGTCTTCTTTCCAGTTGCGGCGGATGGCCACGATTGTGTTTGTACCCTTGACCAACGTGACCACGTACGGCAACGCCACGCCAACTGGCTCGCCATCGTCGTCTTTGTCGCAGCAAGGGTCGCCGTCGATCACCAAGTCCACATGGCTCTCGTACAGCGTGAAGCGTTCATCGTCGATGTCGCTGAAACCTGTCTCTTTGTCCTTGGCTTTCTGAATGTCGGTCGGCTCGTTGGACGGCTCACCCATCTCCACGTCGCGGTAAAAGCCCGCCACTTGCAGCTTCTTGATGTCGTTCTCGGTCTTGCGCATGACGTGCGTCACACGGTAGCAAGTGTCCAACTCTGTCGCGCCGTAGGGCAGGATCATGTCCTCGGCAGGGATGAACATCGAGACTTGACGGCCAAGGCTCGGGTCGTAGTACACCTTCTTGAACGCAGAGCCAGTCGCAGGCAGCGACCACAACATGCGCTCATGCTCCGGGCGGAACTCTTTCATCACCTCGGTCAGCTCGTAGTTCAAATCATTCTCGACTCGCACAGCGGCTGCTTGCTTCTCGGGCGTTTGCTTACCAATGATCTTGGTGCGCACCGGGCCTTGGGCCGGGAATGTTTCTGTGATGGCCTCTGACTGGAACCGCACCACGGCTTCAGTAATCATCGGGTGGAACACGCCGCATGCGCCGTTCCACGGCTCCGTGCGCTCCTCATACTGGAGGCCCAACAGTTTCAAGCCTTCTTTGTACGACTTCTCCCAATCCTTGCGTGCAGCCAAGTCGTCCTTGATGTTGGACTCCAGCTCCGCTGCAATGCTCTGCATCTCACTTTCGTCAAGGAACTCGGCCAAGTTGCAATCAAAGTCGTCGATGCTTGGTTCCCCTTGCTCGATACTGATCTGCAAATCACCTGCCTTGATGTTGACTTCTTCGGGATCGACGATCTCAATCTCGATCGGCTCCTCGTCTAGTGCGGCTTCTTCTAAGCCAACGGGAGATTGGTACAGCGCCTTGTCGATGTTCGTGGCCATTTAGTTTCCTCAGTAATACGCCGCTCGGCGCTTGAAGTAAATCGGATCGTCTTTCTCGTCGGAGTCCAACGGAATGAAGCCGCCTTTGCGAAAGCGCATCAGGGCTTGGGAGGTCGTGTCCACGTAGTCGTCGTTCTCGCCGTTGGGAAAAGACGCCACTTCTTCGATCACTTCGCGTGCCCATCGCGTATCGGGTGCCCAGACCACGCCGGAGGCGAACAGGTCGGAGACTGCGTTCAATCTTACTACCTTGTCGTTGCCGCGACTAGGGTTGGTCTCTTCCACAAAAATGCCCATCGCCCGCAGCTCTTGGATCAGCGGTGCACCCGCCGCCTTCTTTTCAACGATGAACGCATCCGGTTCCCACTCTTTGTAATGCTTCAAGGCCACCGCCTTTAGCTCCGGGAACGCCATCCTGTCCTTGAACGCATCGAGCAAGATGATCTGCGGCGCATTCTTTTCTTCCTCGTTGTAGAACACGCCCCACGTTGTGCACGCAGAGTAGTCGGCGCTGGTCTTTGCTTCAAACGCCGTGTCCCACGACTGGATGATGTACTCGCACTGCGGAGGCTCATTGCTTGGCCAGATGCGCCAAGAGGACCGGCTCACAATCGCTGCGTTGTTCGAGACGGGGTTCTGCATGTACTGGGCGTTCCAGTACTGAGGGTCCATCGCTTGCTTCTTGGCCTTCAGGGACTCGAGCGGCCACTGCTCCGGCCAGAGCGACTTCTCTTTGTCTGTGTCTTCGTTGAGGATGGCGGGCAGCTCGACCACCTCCCACTTGTCGTCCTCTGGGATGTCGTTCTTTGTCTGGTAGTCGATCAAGCGCCCAGTCAGGTCCAGCTTTGACCACCTCGTCATGATGAGGATGATCGCGCCCCCGGGCATCAGACGCTGCAACGGACCGGTCTGGAACCAGCTCCACGCCGTGTCAAATGCCAACCTCGAGTTTATTTTGACGTCCTGCTCGCTGTGAGGATCATCAATAACGAACAGATCAGCACCGCGACCGGCGAGAGCGCCGCCAACACCAGCAGCGTAATACTGGCCGCCAAGACTCGTAGACCATTTACCAGCAGCTTTCTGGTCGTCGGCCACCAACGTGCCGGGGAAAAGTTCTTTGTACTCATCGCTGTCAATCAAATTACGTACGCGCCGCCCGAAATCCTCCGACAACCCGGCGGTGTGGGTGCCCATGATGATCTTTTTCTCAGGGTATTCCCCAAGAAAGAACGCCGGAAACAGATATGAGCTGAACTCGGACTTGCCCATACGCGGCGCGATGTTGATGATGACGCGTTTTTTGCGTCCCTCGATCACGTCCGTGAATATCTTGGCCAGCTTCCTGTGGTGTGGCCCCACTTTGAACCCGGGATAGACGTACTTGGCGAACTCAATCATGTCGGTTCGCGCCATGTTTCGGGCTTTGTGCTCCTGCGACTTCTCGATCAGCTCCAAAGCCTCCAGCTTCTCCTCAAGGGAGAGCCGACTCAGGTTGGCAGCAAGGGCTGCGGCCTCACTCGGCGTCAGGATTTTCTGGGTCGATGTCGTGTGCATCTGGGTTTTCGTCTTTTTTCGACACGTCTTCGACGTCAATGACCTCGGCGTCGCTCACATCCATGAACTTGGCCAGCTTCTCCTTGAGCTTGGCGTCGATCTCGGCTTCGGTCAGGTCCGTTTTCTTGATCTCGACCTTGTCGGTGAACAGCCCGACCTCGGTGACCTTGCCCAGTAAGCCCAAAGCTTTGAGCCGGATGTTGGCGTTGGGGTTTTGTGTCTCCTCCACCAGCTTGGCCACCGTGTACCCGCGAAGCTCCTTGGCCTGCTGTACAAATTCCCAGTCATACGCGGTCAACATGCCGGTGATGTGGCGCACGGCCTCGGGGGTCTTGAGCTGAATGAGGTCCGCTTTCTGCGCGGAGGTGTCTACGGAGGTTGTAAGCGTTCCGAAAGCTTTGCGGGCCGCTTGTGTTTGTGCTTGCTTTGTGACTTCGTCGGCGGGTGGGGCACCCAGCTCGTCCAACCAGTCTGCCGCAGCGTGTTGTGCGGACAGGATTTCACTGGCCGACGCGTCGTCCAATTCTACGAAGTCACCGAGAGGTTCTACCTCCGGCTGGTATTGCACCAAATGTTCAAGCACTCTTGCTCCTGCGGTCTGTTGCGGTCCCGTGGCGCGGAGTGTACACTTACTTTCGCAGGTGTCAAGCGGTTTGCCGCTTTGCTCATTTGCTATCTCCTCTGGGGTCATCCCCATTCACGCCCCCGGTGGAAACACTGGGGGCTTTTTTATGTCTTGCGTTTGACAAGGGGTTTTTCCAAATTTTTTAAAAAATTTTTGGGGTGTGGTTGAGATTTTGTCGGGGGTGTTGTCTAGGATTTTACAAATTGGTCTGTGCGGTTGCGAAACAGTGTTCACGGCGACAAGGCACGGCACGGCCAAAAAGGGGTGATGCCCCCACTGTGGGGTCAAGCCACGGCAAAACTGAGTGTCAAAGGTATTCAGAAATACGTTGTGTGTTATAATACAACTCGTTGCTAGGGAATTCGCCCTGCGACGTTTCGCCCGCATCTGCGGGCTTTTTCATTTGGAGTTAATCATGAACGTAAACAAACAAGCCATCTTCGCAGTGTTCAACGACGCGGACAAATCGTCCGCAAGTTTTGCAGAGCGCCTAATCGCACTCGGCATCGGTGACCGCGCAACCGCCAAGCCGCTGGCAATGGAGTGGGCCGCGAAGAAATACAACGCCCGCATCGAGCAGGGACAACGCGGCGCTAAGTTGCCACGCGACAGCGCCGCCGAGCGCGCCATGAACCGCGTCTTGCAAGTGTGCTTCCCGAGCGCAGACTTGCCACAACGTATTGGCAAAGCCCACAAGACCGACAACGTGGCCAAACTGCTCAAGGCCTACAACGCACTGACTGGTGCTGAGAAGCGCCGCTTCTTGGCTTCTGTGTGACAGCTTGCGGACAACTTGTCCGCGAGTTTTTTCAAGGCGGCGGGGGAATCAACCCTCGCCGCTGTTCTTTTTCTTGTCAACCTTGGAGATCATCATGAACATTTCCACACAATCCGTCATCAATGGATGGCAACTGGCCGTCAACGGCCAAACCTTTGGCCCTGCCAAACACCGAGCGCCTGACCTTTGGGCGTGGCAACGTGAAGTCCTACAAGACCAAACCCTCACCCGCGAGCAAGTAGCCGCACTTGGCGCAGTCTTGGAATACGCCATCAACGCATCGGCAAACGGCAACAACCCGCCGATCTTCAACCTCGCTTGCGAGCTTTTCCACAACCTCAACCTCGGAGAATAACCATGCAACACAACCAAACCTCAATCAAAGAAATCCACCGCGCCAAACTCCGCGTCTTGCGAGACGAGATAGCCCGAGACAACAACATCCAAGACCGCAAAGCCAAAGCCCTACGCAACGCCGAGCAAATGGAACTGCAATGGGAACTCGTCAAGCTCGGCGTGCGCCCTTTAAAGAACCGCCGTTGAACTCGCGGACAATCTGTCCGCAACGTATTGCAGAGAAGGTGTTGCTTAAAAACCACATACCCAAGGTGGTCAAGCGTTCACCAAGCGATGCGTTGGCGATGGGCCTTCTGTAACCCGCATGGATACTAGCGTTGTCCACATTCCTGCACATACATATCTATATATAAAAAAGAAAAAAAGAAATATATATATAAAAGCAGAAGCAACTGGGTGTCCCGATTTTGTCCTTTGGACTTTTTCTTTGAGGCATACCAAAATTGCATTGCTATCGAGTGTAGGTTCGCACAAACCCCAGTATTCATGCGGTGTTTTGCTAGGCACACTAACATGGTCACAAAAAAGTGGATTCTGTGCCAGTGACACAGTATTATTACGTTTTTATGGAGTAAAACTATGCACGACGCATACGAGAAGCAAGCCGAGGGTATCGCAGGCGCACTGTGCCCTTCGTGCCACACTGTCAAACCGATGAGCAAATTCAAGCGCAAGCTCACCCGCGCACAGGCATACGCAAGGGGCTACACAGGCGCAGTCTTGGTCGAGATCGAATCCAAGTTCTGCGTTGAGTGCAGACCAAAGCGCAAGTCCACGCGCAAGCTGACCAAGAAAGAACTCATGAACAAGATGGCGACGAGCGACCTCAACGAGTTGACAGTCAAGCTCGAACTCAAACGCCGCCATACCGAAGCCCGCGCCCTTCAACGCCGCGCAGTAAACGCAAGGTGGGACAGAGTTCGGGCAAAGCCTTGGATGGACTTGGTCAAAGACATCAACGAGGAGATCACTGCGGTCAAGCATCAGCGTTACTACGCAGACAAGCGGGGCGTGATGGATTTGCACAAATTTGCGGAGGCATACGAGCAGGTGCTCATCAAGCAACGAGCGCAGTTCCGCATCTATGCCCGCACACAGAACAAGAAAGGCGATGCACCACCTGAGTCTTGGTGGTGGCCTGACTACATCAAGCACGACAACATCGAGGAGATCAAGAAGCTGTGGATGGAGATTCCAGCCGCACGACAGCAACTCACCCGCGTGCCCTTGGTGTTCCGCAACACAGAGAAACCAGAGTCCAACCCACATGACAAGGAGGATCGCCTGACCCAAGCGAAGGCACGCCTTAAAACTTATGACTGAGAAACTCGCGGACAACTTGTCCGCATCAACCGAAGGAGAAAGCAAATGACTGAAATGAAACTAACCCGCGAAGAACTGTGCGACCTCGCAGACCTCTGCGACAGAGAAGCAGATGCGTTCGACTACGACGACGAGGTGTGTGACAAGTTCAACGCACTGCGTGACAAGCTAGTAGCAATCATCAAACAAGGAGAAGGCGAATGAAAACATGGGAAGAATTTAAAAAGTATCAGCGTTACTCCGCAGACGAGTTGGACTTCTACGGATGCGTAGACGGGGACGGGATGTGGTTCGACTCGTCACGGTCTTTCGATGTGGCCGTCCACTTTTGCTGTTACTACGCCAACGAGTTCAACCTGACACCAGCAGAGGAACTCAGGTGGATGGACGAGGAAGGGCGCAAGCGTGGGTATTCAATCATCCACGGCACGCTAATCAAACAGATGTATGAGAAAGGACTTATCAAATGACTGACAAAGAATGTATCGACTGCGGCGACTACGTTGCCGCGCTACGTTGGCAACTAGGGTATCGGACATGCCTGACATGCGGGGAGCAACACGCCAAGCAAGTCAAGCACACAGTCGCACCCATGCCCAAGTCCAACTACATCCTCATCACCGACCCCAAGTTGTTGGTCGGCCTCAATTCATCACACAAAGGAGTAAGAGCATGAAACGATATAGAGGCGTGGTGGTGTTCAAGTACTACCAACAGATTGAGTTAGAAGCCGAATCAGAAGACCAAGCATGGGACATGATGTCCGATTTGATGGACGTGACCGAGGCAGAGTTAGGCGATTGTGAAATCTACGATGTTGTAGAAATAAAGGAGTAAGAGCATGAAACAGAAAACCAGAGACAACGCCGCATGGTTCGCACGTTACTGGGCGCGGAGGTTCTACGAGAGCAAGGGAGACTGCCAGCAGATGTGGTTCTATCTCATCATCGCCGAGGCTTTAGAACAAGGAGTAAGAGTATGAGCATCCTGAAAAACAAAGCAGACGCACAACATGTGCTTGAACATGCAACAGAGGTATTGAAAGAGATCGAGCACAAGCTCGACGAGGGAGACATCAACAGCAGAGAGGAGTTCGACTTGCTCTGCAATTCAGCGGCGCGGTGCGCCATCATCAAGGCGGCAGTAACCAGTATGGAGGTAATGAAATGAAACACTACACAGCACAAGTCAAGATGTCCTACTACGTCACAGTAGAGGTCGAGGCAGAGAACGAACACAGCGCACGCGATCAAGCCCTGCGCCTAGCATGGCGTGAAGAAAGCCGAGGTCGTGGGTGTTGGGGCGAAGAACCCGAGGTAATTGATTTAATGGAAGGAGTGACAAATGATTGAGATCACATTGACAGAGATGGCCCTGCTCTTGTGGGCCTTTGGTATGACGGCGTTGTGGATGCACGCGAGGGAAGATGCGCGGGTAAGCAAGAGGATGCTACGCCTGTTCATCGAAAACAAAGATGCGCGAGAGCAAATCTTGAAAGCCCATGCTGAGTGGGCGCGGGAGAATGGGGCATGAGCAAGTCATGCCTCGGGTGTAAGTGGATATTCCACAAAGACGAGGGCTATTCAAACTGGACAGTGGAGGACACAGGCATGCACTGTGTGCATAGACGCAACCCCAAACTGCCCGCCGACATACCCGATGAAATCTCTTGGCACGAACCCCCGATGAGACAACACAACGACAAGTGGCACGCCACTAAAGATGGACGCTGTGAACTCTACGAGGAAACAGACCGCGATCCGCACAAGATCGACGTAGACATGGAAGACATTGTGTCGGAGGAGGAAGGCAAGCGCATCATGCTGGAACAAGGCGACCCGATGCCCTTGCTGATTCGTCACTATTTTGAAGGGAGCCGCTGATGACCATCGTTCTTTTTATTCTTTTCTTCCCTGTGAGTCTGTTCTTATAAGGAACACTCATCACTTCTTTTTCGGGCGCTTTGCCCAAACTCGCGGACAGTTTGTCCGCATTTCAACTAGGAGCAAATCATGGAAAACACACTACTGGCAAACATCATCAACGCCATCAACATCCACATTGACGCACGCGTCACGGAGACAGTCAACAAGCTCATCGACAAACGCATCGAGGAGATCATGGGCAACCACCACACGATGCAGTGGATGAACGAGGACTTTGAGCGCCGTGTGCGCGAGATTTCGCAGAACGTAGCGGACGATGCCGCGCAGATAGCCGTCAGTGAGCACGAACGCACCGAGGAACACAACGGCGAGGACAACATCTACGACATGGTGCAGTCAGCTATCGCCAATACGGACTTCGAGGAGCAGATAAAACACAGCGTCCACCAAATCCTGAACGACGATGACTACTGCACAGAGGAACGTGCAACTGAGCTTGCCGAGGATGCCATCAACGACATCGACTGGGAGGACAAAGTGAAAGAAGCAATGAAGGAGATATTGGGATGAGAGGGGACAACCCTCACTTGCTGTTGCAAGACTGTGACGGCAAGCTCAGTAAATGGTTTGCGTCGCGCCCCGACGCTAGGTATGTAATAAGAAAGGAATTTATCATGACGACTAAATACGTGCTAGTCGAGGGGCCGAATAAGTGGTGGCATATATGGATATACCGAGGGGCAAAAGACTTTCTAGAAAACCACACACTTTACAAAATCATTGCCGTAGGTGACTACGACACATTGGAAAACATCAAACTCTTAAGGAGCACATCATGCCAATAGAAATAACAATCACAGCTTACGCATACCGCGAGCTACAAGGGGTCGCACGTTCGCGTGCCCGACAGAAACTTGTCGAGTATCGCACCGACCACGAGTGGTGGGACTGCGTGTATGAAGCATCGAAACAGAAAGGCAAAGAGCTTGGCTTCAACATCGAGGACATACGCTTCAGTGGGTTCTACTCACAAGGTGACGGCGCATCGTGGACAGGCAGTGTTGACTTGCTTGAGTTCATAGAGAAACACGCGGACAAAGAGTCCGCAAGTTTCGGCGAGGACATGATCTTGTGCGAGTTGATACGCGACGAGTGGGTCAACAAAGACCTGCACATCGTGCGGCGCTCATACCACTACACCCACGAGAACACAATGACGTATGACTACTCAGACTGGACTGATTGGGAACGTGTTCACGACGACGCTGTGCTTCATAAAGGTGTGATGCAAGGCGCGAGTGTTAAGCAACTGCGCGAGAGCTTCGACGTAGAGGGGCGCATCAACGAGTGGATCGAGACAGCGATGTTGAATGCAAAGATATTTGCACAAGACATCTATCGTGCGCTGAGAGAGGAATACGAGGACTTGCTTGATGACGAGATTCTTGCGGACTTCGCCGATCTCAACAAGTATTTGTTTGACGAACAAGGGAGGCTTTTGTAATGGGATACAGATCAGACGTTGCCTACGTTATAGGCTTTGGCTCAATGGATGAGCGCAGTGCGTTCATTGAACTCGTGAAGCACAAGGAAGATAAAGAGATGGCCGAAGCACTCGACGAGTGTGCATGCGAGGACAAGGAAAGACCACTGATTACGTTCAGATGCAACGATGTCAAGTGGTATGTATCGTATCTAGACGTGCAGGGGCACGAACGATTGATGCGCTATGCAACCGAGGTGTTCGAGGGCACAGCGGGGTGGCGGTTCGTCAGGGTAGGGGAGGAAAACAACGATATAGAGATCAATGAAGATGGTTGCACAGAGATAAGAGTGGGCGACCACTGCATTGAACTCTACGAAATATTGGACGTGCCGCGTCCACAAATTGAAGCAGACTTTTAACCAAACAAAGGAGAGTAATCATGTATTCAAGCACAAGATGTTTGCCATATATCCGCAACTATGAAGAAGCACACCGCTACTTCACCAACACACGCAAGCCACCACGATCAGTCAAGTGGGCAGAGAACCAACGCCCACTCAAGAACACATCAGCGTATCACTACCGCATCGTGCAACACAGTGACGGCGAGGCGTATGACTTGGTGCTGTATCACACAGTGATGGCACGCTACTACAAACCAGAGGCCGATGGGTTCGAGCGTCAGCTACTGCGCGGCCATAACTCACAGACAAGCCACGCGTTCATGTCGGACGTGATGGGTGTCGGGCAGTTCACCACCGCGCGTGATCTTCACGGTAACGAGATTGCCGCGCCTATCTATGACGTTGTGTCCATAAAAGATGCGGGTGAGTCCTTCAGTGCCGAGTGGTGGATCAATCAGCAAGGGCGCATCGACACCGCACAATCAAGACACACGCCGCACTATCGCTTCGTGTCGAGCAACTCAGACAAGGAGGCACGCAAGCAGATCAAGGAAGCATTAGCCAACTACATCACGCTTGCGGCACTGCGTATGACTGAGTATGTAGAGAACGTGGACTTCGATAACCGCAAGGGCATGCCGTTTAGCGGACACAACACCAACTTCTCGCAACGACAGGCGGTGACGGAGATGCTCAATGGCGAGCCGACACAAGTCATGCTAAACGTGTTCTTTCAAGAGATCGGGCAAGAGGTGTTCGACATGCTTGCGTCCAAGCGGGCTTATTCGCAGGACAACTTCAAGCTGTTGAGCCATTGGAGTAAAGCCGCTGGACATAAGTCTGACGGATACGACAAGTTAGAGAAACAGATCACACAGAAAGAGTTCGAGCAAGCACTACTCAAGCGGTGCATCAAGTTAGCGGACGCTCACAGACCTAGTGATCGTCAGGAATTACCCCAATTCATGCGAAAGGAGGACTACCCACGCACAAACATTCATGTATAATCTTTGACAAACAACAACTCGCGGACACAACGTCCGCATCTTTCAATCTTTTAGGAGTAGCAAATCATGAACAAATATCTTTCTTTCACTCAAACCCTTAACCTCATCGCCGCTGTTGGTGACAAGCGAACTGTGATCGTCGAAGGCGAGAACGGCATCGGCAAGACTGCGCTGTTCCATGCGCTCAAGAAGTTGCCTAAGTTTGCCAATCACATTGCCGTTGATCCCATCGACTGCACTCAGTTGTCCGATGGCTCGGTGTGGATGCCTGACCTTGATCGTGAGAACGGCGTGTCTCGTGAGTTGCCGAACGAACGCTTCGGGGTGAGCAAGACAAACCAACTCGGTGTCAATGGCAGTCAACCTATTCTGTGCTTCTTGGATGAGATCGCCAAGGCTCCGCAGTTCATCAAGAACGTGCTTGCCCCGATCATCTATGAGCGCCGTGTCGGTAACTACCATATGCCCGAGGGTAGCGTTGTGTTCTGTGCAACCAACCTTGCGACTGAGGGTTTGGGCGACTCCATTCAAGCTCACCTACGCAATCGTCTTGTGTTCGTCAAGATGCGTAAGCCCACCACTAAAGAGTGGGTGCAGTGGGCAGTGGATAACCGCGTCAATGCCAACGTGATTGCATTCGTCAACAACTACGATCAAGTCATGGACTCGTTCCTCGACTACGAGAAGGGTGGCAAGCACGAGGGCAAGGACTTGGGCAAAGACAACGGCATGATCTTTAACCCTCGCTCGATGACACCGCACTATGCTACGCCGCGCTCTTTGTGTGCGGCGGGTGACATCTTGGACGCAGGTGACGGCATCCTCGACGACGACACATTGGAGGCGGCACTCATCGGCACTATCGGTGCTGTGGCCGCTGAGAATCTGTCATCGTTCGTTCGCTTCGGTCGTGACATCTGTTCGTTCGACCGAGTGGTGGCCGACCCCGAGAAAGCACCGCTGTCCGACAACCCGAGCGCACAGTTGATTCAGGTCTTCCAGTTCGTGTCTCGCTGTGAAAACCGTGAGCAGGCCGAGGCCGTGGTCAAGTATGTGTGGCGCATGCGTGCTGAGATGCAGTCGATCTTCTGCAACACGATTGCAAACTCGCAACGTGTGGCGTTGTTCGCTACGCTCACCGAGTTCGGCAAGATGTTGAACGAACACAAAATCTTTTTCTCAACCAAATAACTAGCGGGGCTTCGGCCCCATAAGGAGAGCAACATGAGCTTCGAGAAACTAACACCTAACCAGAAGATTCAAGCGGCCAACATTGACTGCATGCGTCATCCCAAGTTCGCACTGTTCAGCGGGCACATCTGCATGGGCAAGTCCGAGGTCAAGGATGATGTGCCCACTGCTGGCACTGACGGCAAGAACAAGTTCTATGGCACAGAGTTCATCTCTGACATGACGCGCAAGCAACTGCGCTATCTTGTCCTGCATGAGAACGGCCACGTTGCCTACAAGCACTGTGTCCTCAAGGCGTATCACGATGCCGTCAAGAAGTTCGGGCAACCGATCTGCAATGCGGCGATGGACTATGTGGTCAATGGACTGATCGAGGAGATGGACCCCGAGTTCAAGTTCGTCGAGCGTCCGACCAAGATTCCACCGCTTGTTGACGACAAGTTCAAGGGCATGTCTTTCCCTCAAGTATTGAGCGCGTTGCTCAAGGATGCCGAGGAGAACCCCGAGGGGGGCGGCGGTGAGGGGTTCGATGACCACGAGATGAGCGAGGAGATGAGTGCCGAGGAGAAGCAAGCACTGGAGAAGATGATTGATGATGCCAACCGCCAAGGCGAGTTGCTGGTGCGTAAGATGGCTGGCAATGGTCAAGGTGGGCGTGACATCTTCGGCACGATGCGTGAGCGCCACACCAACTGGCGTGAGGCGTTGCAAGAGTTCATCGCTACGATCTGTGCGGGTGATGAGAACTCACGCTTTTGTCCTCCCAACAAACGCTTGCTTGCGTCTGGCTTCATCATGCCCTCGCACTTCAACGAGTCCATCGGTGAGATCGTCATCGCTTGCGATACGTCTGGCTCTATGAGTCCCTACTACCCTGTGATCTTCGGCGAGATTGCGCGTATCTGTCAGAGCGTGCGACCCGAGTCTGTTCGCGTGTTGTGGTGGGACACGACTGTGTGCGGCGACCAAGTGTTCAAGCCCGAGCAATACGGCGACATCGCTACGTTGATGAAGCCCAAGGGTGGCGGCGGCACTACGCCCACATGCGTGACCGAGTATATGGAGGCGCACAAGATCAAGCCCAAAGCAATCGTCTGGTTGTCTGACGGCTATCTGTTCTGCGATGACCCCGCGACTCCTGTGCCGTCCCTCTGGGGCATAGTGGACAACGAAGACTTCGTGCCTCTGCATGGCAAAGTGTTGAGGATTCAAGCGTGATTACAGAGACAGCTTGGTTGGAAACAGCCGAGATTGAACGTGAGGTAGGTGAGAAAGACTTGCTTGTTCTCACTCCCTACAAAAACTCAATCACGATCATGCTCATGTATGGACCCTTGTTGGTTCAAGCCATACACGATGGCGCAGATGAAAGCGGCGACATCGAGACACTAAAGATGCTGTGCCTGATGAGATTTAACAAAGGAGAGCACCAATGATTACCGACATACAAATCGCAGAGAAAGGCACACGCCCAAGTGACTTCGCGCACGAGTACATGCAGATCATTGAGCCTAACAAGGGGATTTTCTTAATCATCCTGACAGGCTTCCCCGCACTCGCCAGAGTTGAACACGACGGCGCTGACCTCGATGGTGACATCGAGATTGCCAAGCAACTGTGCTTGCAGAAACTAGCAGGAGGAGAAGATGTTTGAGAACCCATACACGAAGTGGCGGCGAGAGCGTGCCTTTAAGAAGGCGGTCTCCGAAATGAGTGAGCTTGGCCTTGAGTTGCTCGACGCTCTACAACATGACGAGTGGACTATGGATCAATACACCATCAGACACAAGAAGTCAGGCATAGAGTTGTGGACAGCAAACGGCCCTACGCACTTTCGCATTTACTCAGTGCCGAAGACCGAGTTCAAAGACAAGGAGAAAGAAAGGCTGCTCAACGAAGCAGACGTGCGGGTGCTGAGTAGTCTTGCCCGCACCCTGCGAAATAAATCAGAACTGGCCCCTGCACAAGTGGCCTTAAACGTCCTGCGTCTTGGGCGAATCAAAGACGAAACCCAAACTTAACCAACCAAAGGAGCTAATCATGACAACACGATACAACATTGACACCTGCGCCATGCTCGTTGAATTCAACGCATCGGTATGGACTGCACGTAAGCTAGACAAATCAACCACTGACGAAGTGGTGAGCGCCAAGAACGCCGCCGCCAAGGATGCCGCCCGAGTGAACAAGCACCTGCTTGCAGGGCGCACAGAACTGGACACCATCCAGCAACTCGTCAACCGCGCACGCACATTCGTGTATGACCACACCTTGCCTTGGTCTGACTCAGGCTTACGCCTGTTGCCGACGACTAACTTCGTCAAGTTCACAGAGCGCATGAACGAGTTCGAGGAGGAGTTCGAGGCAACCGTCAACGCGTTTGTGGCAATCTACCCCACGTTAATCACAGCGCAAGCGATGGCGTTGGGCGACATGTTCAAGCGCGACGACTACCCAACCGCCAACCAGATCATGACCAAGTTCGCTTTCCGTCTGAACTTCATGCCTGTGCCAACGGCGGGTGACTTCCGTGTGGACGTGGGCAACGCCGCGCAGGATGAACTCAAGGCCAAGCTCAACAAGTTGGCAGAAGAACGCATCGAGTCTGCGATGTCCGACATCAAGGACCGACTGGCCACCCACCTCAAGCGCATGTCTGACCGACTGACAACGGACTACATCAACGGCGAGGCCAAGCAACGCCGCTTCCACGACACGCTGGTGGATGGTGCGCTGGAGTTGTGCGATCTGGCCAAGGCACTGAACTTGACCAACGACATGAACCTTGAGTCTGCGCGTAGTGAGTTGGAGCAACTGCTTGTCGGTGTGTCTCCCGATGATCTGCGTAAGAACCACGCTGTCCGACAGGACGTGAAGAAGAACGTCGATGCCATCCTCGACAAGTTTAATTTCTGAAAGGAGATAGCCATGCCTGACTTAAAGACCGCACTGCAAAGTGCATTGCTTAGAAACGAAATCAACCAATGGGATCAAGAGGAGAACCAACGTATGAACCATAAGCAAACCATCAGCCCGAAAACTGGCCGAGCTGTATTTGGAATTACCAACAACGTGGCACGCGAGTGCTTTGCCTCGGTGAAGAACAACCCCGGCCTTACAGCAACACAGCACAACGAGTTGCTGACAAAGAAAGGGTTCAAGGTAAGCTCGACCACGTCAATCTTGTCTCAACTTGTCAAGCAAGGGCAGGTGCGTAAAGATGAAGACCGTCGCCTCTATCTCGTGGCAGATGAGTACCAACCCCTCAAGACAACCAAGAAGGTTCAGCCCAAGCATAAAGTTGTTGTGGTAAAGAAGAAAGAGGTAGGGAACACTCATCAACCTTCTTCTGCGGGCATCGGCGAGTTGTTGCGTAAAAAAATGGAAATGAACAACACGACGCCGTGGTCACCAGAAAACGTAGTGAACACCCTAAACGTGATCCAAGCGCGACAGCTTTACGATTACCTCAAACATGTGTTCGGAGGTTGATATGGAAAAAGC